GGAGTTAGACGTAGTGCTATGATCTCTTTATCTAACCTGAGTGATGATCGTATGCGACATGCTAAGTCAGGACAGTGGTGGGAGAACGAACCACAACGTGCATTGTCTAATAACTCTGTGTCTTATACAGAGAAACCAGATGCCATATCTTTTATGAGAGAATGGATGGCACTAGTAGAATCAGGGAGTGGTGAACGTGGTATATTCAATCGTGAAGCAAGTAAGAAACAAGCTGCAAAGTATGGAAGACGTGACCCTAACTACGAGTTTGGTACTAACCCCTGCTCGGAAATTATTTTACGCCCTTACCAATTTTGTAACCTCACTGAGGTTGTCGTTAGAGCTACAGATTCTTATGACGATCTGGCACGTAAAGTTAAGTTGGCAACAATTCTTGGAACTATTCAGTCTACCTTTACTAAGTTCCCATATCTGCGAAAAGTGTGGCAACGAAATACCGAAGAAGAACGACTGTTGGGTGTGTCGCTCACTGGAATAATGGATAATCCATTAATGACTACAAAGAATAAAGGATTGGAGAAGACTCTTGAACATTTACGAGAAATTGCTGTTAATACTAATCTTGAGTATGCTAATCGGCTTGGCATTCCACAAAGTACATCTATCACCTGTGTCAAGCCCAGTGGAACAGTTAGCCAACTTGTTGACAGTGCCTCTGGAATACATGCAAGACACAGTAGGTACTACATAAGAACAGTAAGAGGTGATAACAAAGATCCTCTTACACAGTTTATGATAGATCAGGGAATACCTAGTGAACCTTGTTTTATGAAAGGAGATACTACAACTGTATTTAGTTTTCCAATCAAATCACCAAGAGGTTCAGTAGTTACTGCAGATCAAACTGCTATTGAACAGTTAGAGATGTGGTTAATCTATCAACGTAATTGGTGTGAACACAAACCAAGTGTGACTATCAATGTTAAAAAGGATGAATGGTTTGAAGTCGGAGCGTTTGTGTATGAGCACTTCGATGAAATGTCAGGTGTATCTTTCTTACCATATAACGAGCATACGTACCAACAAGCACCATATCAAGAGGTTGACAAGCAGACTTATAATAGTTTACTATTAACCATGCCAAAGAGTATTGATTGGTCTAAACTCTCGGACTATGAGAAAGAAGATGGTACTAGTTCTAGTCAGCAGTTTGCTTGTACTGGTGACGTTTGTGAAATTGTAGATATAACTTAGGAGTATATAATGCTACAACCAATTAAAGGATCATACTACAGGAAGTTTCAACCTAAATCATATAAGGAGAATGACAGTAAGGCTAAAACAGTAATAACAAATTACCTAGAAGGTATTGGACATACTATCCTTGATACAGAAGAAGACTTTTCTTTTGACATAAAGAGTGAGAAAAATGGTGGTATGTATTACTCTGAAGTAGAGATGAAGAACCAATGGATAGGTGATTGGAATCCTAAATGGAAAGAGATACGTATACCGTATAGAAAGTATCGACTTATAAATAAATATAAAAAAGTAGAAGCTGACAATACATACTGTAACTTTTATGTAATACGTCAGGACTGCAAACAAGCATGGAGAATCAAAGACTACCAACTTACTGAAGAGTGTGCAAAGGAGATATGGTTAGCTAATGCTAGACGAAAAGAATACTTCTTTCATATTCCTTACACTGAAGCGGAGCTAGTTACACTATGAAGTACGACCCTGTTAATAAACCTGCCCACTATAATTTAGATGGTGGTATAGAGTGTATTGATTATATAAAGCAAGTATTAGGTGAAGATGGTTTCATAGCATACTGTCATGGTAATATGATAAAGTATCAACACCGACATAGATATAAGACTAACCCTGTAGAAGATATGGAGAAGGCACAATGGTATCTAAACAAAATGCTAGACGCAATGAAGGCAAAAAGAAAGTAAACCCCTTCAATGAAGGTCAGGTTGCTTTTAAAAAAGGTGAGTTGGGTAATCCCTACCCGACCAATACTAATAACAATAGAAGTTGGGAGTTTGGTTTTAATACAGCCTACTTTACCAACCTAAAAAAAGTAAAAGAGCATGAGCAAAAAATTAGCAGAAGAAGCGAGAAAGTTTACACAGACTAAGAGAAGCCCAAAAACAATGAAGCCCCTCACTGCGAGAAGATACCTAGCAGGTCAAGCACTTGCTGGGTTACTCGTTCACAGTAGAGGGGCATCTCAAATGTATGATATAAAGAAAGCAGCTTACGATTGGGCTGACTTTATGTTAGAAGATGATTAGTCTCCTACCTGAAGCGGTTCACCTATACCTCCAGCTTCTTCTTCTTCTATCACGTCCAGAATATATAATCGTCTGTTTATCTCATCCTCAATATCTGTAGCTCTAGATAGATACTCTTTAGCAGTTTCAGCACCGTCAAACTTATCAGGGTTTCTATCTATGACATTATCAACTTTACCAAATTTTGCTGTTATCAATTCATATTGATTTCTTATATATCCTATAGTTCTCTTTTTTAATTTAGGATCTAATAGAGCATCTTCAAAGGCTGCTTTTACAGCCTCTTCCTCTTTTTTAATTTGCCCTTTAATATAAGCATCAAGAAATTTAGCTTTATAAGATTCTATATCTTTAGGGTCTATAGGCAGTGCATCTAGTTCATCGTAGGTAAGGTCTGCATAAGGATTGTTTTTACCACCTAGTGGTATACCTTTTCTCCACACTTCAAATAAAGCAGGTAGTTTCTGAGATAAATTGTATTGTACTTGGTAAGCTAGACTACTGTTACGAACACTTTTATTTGTGTACAGTTTGTAGTCTTTTAAATTAAGTCGTGTGATCTCTCTTTGTAGACCAGTGCTTGGTGGCTCTTGTGTCATACCGAATTGTTTAGTGATAGGATTATAACTACCTACTGCATTAGGATTAAAAATACTATACAGTTTGTAGTCGTAACCAGTTTTACCAGAGACAGGTGTTCTAGATTGGTTGTAACTAAACATATTAGAATCGAGTAGAAATCTAGTAGCTTGGTTCTTTAACATCTCACTATTAATAATATCTGAGATAAAATTTCTTTCCCCAAATATATCTGTTTGATCTGCTTCTCCAGGAAGCATTGGTCTTGTGTAAGGATTACCTGCTGAGTCAAAGTTTATCTGTGCGTAGACATCTCTTGCAATAGTTGCAGGGTAAGTAAACGTAGCCATGATACTACCTAATTCTTTTTCAAGACCTTCTGTAGCCTCTCCACGTTCTACTGACTTAACCAACTCTCTTATAAGAGGAAACTCTAAATTAAAAGATCCTGTTCCTATATCTGGAACACCACCCATTATCTCTCTTATATTTTCACTTGTTGTTGTAGGATTAATAGGTTTATCAGTAGCATGTCTATAGATTAAATCACCTAATAAAAGGTTAGCTGCCCAAGGACCAGCAACCCTAGCCATGTCTAATTCACCTCTACCACCTTCAAGTTCTAGTTTATCAAAATCTATTTCACCTTGTTTAGCTGCTGCTGCATAGATACCACCCAATAATAGACCTACACCTGTCATCTGTCTTGCAAGTCTATCTCTACCTGTCTTTATTCCATCACTCCAAGCACTACCCAAACTACGTTTAGTTAATTCATCTATTTTATCTAGACCACCAGTAACCATACCGATAGGAGTATAATCATTTATGTATTCTAAATGGTTTGCTATGTATCTTGGGAACGGTATATCCGCACCTGCAGAAATTAAGAATGGGTATTTCCTATGTAGTTGTTGCATTGCAGAAGCACCACGACCAAAGAGGGATACATCTTTTTTATAGTCTCTTTGAAAAGTAAATCTTTTTGCATCGTCTATTGCTTTGTCTAATACTTTTTCTGGTAAATCTCTAACAGAGTTACCATTTAAAATAAATTCAGAAAAATTTCTACCTATTGGTCTTGTTTCTACTACTTGACCCTGTTCATTTCTAACCAAAACAGCAGGTACATTTACTTCTCTTAATTGCCTATCTATAGAAGCATATAAATAGGATTGCTTAAATACTGCATCTGTCATAATGTTAGCTTTATTTACTAATCTA